CTGCAGCGTGCGCAAGCTATCCCTCACCGCCGTTCGAGCTCGCGCCAAACGCGAAGGCTGGCTGCGATGGCTGCGCTCCGAGGCCGACGAGCGAGCGGCGCAGGCCGGCTGCTACTTCTCGCCGCGCCATGCGGATTACGTGACGGAGTTCTTCCCCGCCTTGCTGCAGCACAGCAAGGGCCAATGGGCCGGCAAGCCGTTCGAGCTGCTCGACTGGCAACGGGACGAGCTGGTCCAACCGCTGTTCGGCTGGCTGCGTCCGGACGGGACGCGGCGGTACCGCAAAGCGTTTGTCGAGATTCCGAAGAAAAACGGCAAGTCGACGCTGGCCGCGGGCATCGGCCTGTATCTGCTGGTGGGCGACGGCGAGCAGGGGGCCGAGGTCTACTCGGCCGCGGCCGACCGGGACCAGGCGTCGATCGTGCATGGCGAAGCGATCCGGATGGTCGACGCCAGCGATTCGCTCAGCCTGGTCCTGAAGGTCAACCGCTCGACGCACGTGATCACGCATCCGGATTCGAACAGCGTCTACAAAGCGCTCAGCTCGGCCGCGGCCGGCAAAGAGGGGCTGAACGCCCACGGGCTGATCATCGACGAGCTGCACGTGTGGCAGGGCCGCGAGCTGTGGGACGCACTCCGCTACGCCGGCCGGGCCCGCCGGCAGCCGCTGCTGTTCGTCATCACCACGGCCGGCGACGATCTGACCAGCGTGTGCTACGAGCAGTACCAGTACGCCAAGGGCGTGCTGGACGGCTCGATTGTAGACGATCGCTTCTTCGCCCTGATCTACGAGGCCCAGCCGGCCGACGTCGAGGCCGACAAGATTTTCAACCGCAAAGTTTGGCGCTCGAGCAATCCGTCGATCGGCAGCACGATCGACGAGGCGGAGTTCGGCCGCGACGTGGAAGAGGCCGTCAAGACTCCCACCAGCCGGTCCAGCTTCCTCCGCTACAGCTTCAACATTTGGGCCACCGCGGAACATCCTTGGCTGGACATGGGAGCCTGGATTGCCTGCCGGGAGGAATTCACGCCGGACGAACTGGCGGGCAAACGCTGCGGAGCCGGGCTCGACTTGGCCAAGATCCTGGACACCGCGTCCTTCTGCATGGTGTTTCCGGACGAATCCGAGGAGGACGTGTTCCGGCTGCTGCCGTGGTTTTGGTTGCCGGCCGAGACGGCGGAGAAGCGCAAGGACATCGTGCCTTATCGGTCCTGGGCGGACATGGGACTGATCACGCTGACCGAGGGCGACGTGTGCGATTACGACGCGATCCGGCTGCACATTGGGGCGGCCTCGCGCAAGTACCGGATTCACGAGCTGGCCTTCGACCCGTGGAACGCGGAGAGTCTGACGCAAGACCTCGAGCGGCAATACGCGATCAAGCGGCAAGAGTTCCGGCAGACCATCAACCGCTACGCCCACCCCACGGCCGAGTTCGAGCGGCTGATCAAGGCCCGGGCTTTGCGGAACAACGGGCACCTGGTCCTGCAGTGGCAGGCCGGACACGTGCGGGTGAAGACGGATCCCAGCGGCAACATCCGGCCCGTCAAACAGAGGCACGGCGATCACCGGACCATCGACGGAATCGTCGCCTCCATCATGGCTCTGGACGTAGCGCTACGCATGCCGCGCCGGGCGAAAGGCGAGTTGTTCCTGGTTTAGCTGTGGCACGGCCTACTTTGTTGGCCGTGCCGGATCGGCCGCGAAAAACTTTGCACCCGTACCCTAGCCTACGGATGCAAAACATGGGGTCAAAAAAGGCTCGAAATCAGTAGGTCCGGGTGGCAAGGCTCGAATTACCTCCGCGCGGCCCGTTGGGCCTGCGGTTAAACAGGGAAACACCATGCGCATCTTGACACGCATCCGCCGTTGGCTCGCTTCCACCACGTCCAAGCCGGCCAGCTGGTTCGTGTCCTGGATTCACCAGGAGCGAGAATCTGAGTCCGGAGTTGCGGTCGACGGCAAGACGGCCCTGCGCTACGCTCCCGTCTGGAACGCTGTCAACCGGATCTGCGGCCGATTGTCCCAACTCCCCCTGGTCCTGTACGAGCAGACCAGCGCACGCACCAAACAACGCGCCGTCAAGCACCCGGCCTATCGGCTGCTCAAGAACCAGCCCAACGCGTTGATGACCCCGGCGATTTTCAAGGAGGTGCTGCAGTATCACGCGCTGCTGTGGGGCAACGGCCGCGCCGTGATCGTCCGCGATCGCCGCGGCGATCCGGCCGAACTGGTACCGCTGCTGCCCGACGACACAACCACGGTGCTGGTCAACGGCGTCAAGTGGCACGTGTCCGAAATCGCCGTCGACGAAACCGGCCACAAGGAGACGTTCAAGTTTCGCGACGAGGACGTCCTGCACGTGGCCGGCCTCGGCTACGACGGCCTGGCCGGCTTTGCTCTGTTCGATTTGGCCCGCAATTCCTGGGGCCTCGGCCTGGCCGAGGAAAAGGCCGCCTCCCGCCTGCACGCCAACTACGGGATCCCGGGCCTGCTGCTCGAGGCTCCCCAGGGTGTCTTCGCCGATGATGAGGAGGCCAAGAAGTTCTTGAACGCCTTCCGCGACGCGCACGAGGGCCTCGACAACCGCGGCAAGACCGGCCTGTTACGCGAGGGCATCAAGGCCAGCAAAATTGCCCAGACCGGCCAGGAGATGCAATCCGTCGAAAGCCGCGGCTTCCAGCGCGAGGAAGCCGGCCTGTGGTTCCTGCTGGAATCCATGCTCGGAATCGAATCCTCCGTCAGCTACAACAGCCTCGAGCAGAAGCAGCTCGCGGAGCTGATCAACTGCCTGAACCCCTGGCTCGTCAAGTGGCAAGAAGAGTGCTGGCGGAAACTCTTGCGCGAGCGGGAGAAGCTAGCCGACAGCCATTTCTGGCGATGGTCCACCGGCGCCTTGCTGCGATCGGACACGTACACGACGTACCAGACGCTGACGATGGGCGTCCGCGGCCGCCTGATCACGCCCAACGAAGCCCGCGAGATCCTGGACCTGGACCCGATCGACGGCGGTGATGAACTCCAGAATCCGGCGATCGACGTCCGAAGACAGGCAGACAAATCTGACCCGTCCGACCAGTCCGACTCGTCCGACCCGTCCGACCCCTCTGCCGCCCGCCTGCAGGCCGTGATCACGGCCCGCCTGCAGGACCTGGCGGGCGTCGAGCGCCAACGCCTGGCGGCCGCGATGGACAAGCCGGCCAGCTTCCGCGACTGGGCGTCGGAATACTACGCGCGCTGGCAAGACACCCTGGCCGCCGCCTTGCGGCCCCTGGTCGCGCCGACCGACGTCCCGGCCGCCACGCTGGCCGACACGATCGCCGTGGCCTGGTGCGCAGAGTCCCAACGGCTGCTGTACGACTCCGACGATCAACCGACGTGGTCTGCCACAGATCGCACGGTCCTGGATCAATGGGCCGACCGCGCCGCCCGGCTGGCCGAGAGCTTGCTTTGATTACCGATCACCGGTGGGCTAACGCCCACCGTTCGCCAAATCCAATGCCGCCCAAAATCACCACGATCGGCCCCGAGCTGCTCCGCGAAATCCGCTGGACCATCGACCGCGTCAAGCGGATGGCCGGCGGCGATCTGCGCGACGGGCCGCCCGAGCCGCCCAAGGCGCCCGACGATTACGTCGTCCTGACGCCGGCGGCCGGCATCCCGCGCCGCCGGAAGCGGCGGATCTTCTCCGCCTGGTGCAACGTGTACAAGGAGGTCGAGACCGCGCCGGCCACGCGGGGCGCGGCGAAGCGGCTCGAGCCGATCCGCGACGGCAACGGGGCCAACTTCCAGCTGCCTGTCTACAACATCTACTGCGAGGACGTGCCCGGCAGCCTGTTGGTGCCTACTGCCCTGCTGAAGAGCGGCACGCGGTACGTGCTGGATTGGATCGAGTGTTCGTCGTCGAGCAGCGAGCCGTCGTCGAGCAGCGAGCCGTCGTCCAGCAGCGAGCCGTCGTCCAGCAGCGAGCCGTCGTCCAGCAGCAAATCATCGAGCAGCGGATCATCGAGCAGCGAGGAATCCAGCAGTCAACCGTCCAGCAGCGAACGATCCAGCAGCCAACAGTCCAGCAGCGAACAGTCGGACAGCGAATGGTCTGATAGCGAACAATCCAGCAGCCAACAGTCGGACAGCGGCCAATCAGGCAGCGGCCAATCAGGCAGCGAGGGATCGGAAGGCAGCGAAGGATCGGAAGGCAGCGAAGGATCGGAAGGCAGCGAAGGATCGGAGACGAGCGAGCTATCCGAAGCCAGCGACGCATCCGAGGGCAGTGAGGCGTCGCAAGGAAGTGAACTTTCGCAGGGCAGCGATGTCTCGCAGGGCAGCGACGACTCGCAGGGCAGCGATGTCTCGCAGGGCAGCGACGACTCGCAGGGCAGCGATGTCTCGCAGGGCAGCGACGAGTGTTGCCCCTGCGAAGGAGACTGCCCGTATTTCTGGGCAGAAGGACCGCCGGGCCACTGGGTGCTGCACG